TCTTGGGATCTGCTTTTGACCAACCCTTATCAACCCAGACACAAGTATACTGACGTTCATTGTTTTTTTTCTGTACAAAAAAATCGGCATTGCTCCATGTATATAAATTAAAAACTAATCCTATTATTAATGTTTCCATTTTTTTACTCCTTGTCTTTTACTTGATCCCATTTGTTAAGCCTATATTTTTTAAACCAAATGATAGGATCATTACATTTGGCGGCTTTTATTTTTTTATTAATATTTTTTTTTTCAAAGTCCTTAACAATTTTTGCAATCGCAGTTTCGCAATCTACATATTGAAAATTAGAAAAATGTTCCATATGTAATTTATCATTCAACTCAAACCAAAATGTTATTATAAAAAAATTAAACACCTGTCCCTAATTTTTTTTTAGCTTTTTGTCGTAAGATGAAAGTTTTTTCGTCATAACATCCCCACCCTGTAACATCTTTATTTGTTTGAGTTTCATAGATATTTACTTGTTCCCATATTTCATCGTAGTCACAAATATCTACTTCGCCATAAACATGTTCCAGTCCGTTAGCTAAAAAAAATATTACGATCCACTTCATTCTATCTCTCTAGCAAAGACATAAAGAGATTCATCCCAATAAGGACATCTATGAACAGTTAAGGCTTTCATCTTCTTACCATTATACTCGAATTCACTATCCATTCTAAGTTGTAGGTGCTCTGGTAATGAAATATGTATACCTTTTTTATAATCATCGTGAGCTATTGAGGTATCTAAATACCCAGTGCCATATCTTTTGATATCAACAAAAGCTAGGAAAGGTGCCCAACGAAGTTGTTTTTCTTGAGAATTATTTGCTTTATCCATTTTGAGTAGCCATTAACTTTTTTTTAAGGTCTTCAACTTTTAAGCCTTCTTTTTTTGCTAAATATTTTATGTAATCATCTACTAATTTTGCAATTTGAGATGCAGGTGCTCTGTGTTTTAATTTTCCTAAACCTTTCAATAAGTTATAATCAGCTACTCTGACAGCTACTGATTTCCATCTATTCGGATCCATAATATTCCTTTCTGTTAAGTTAATTATATTAAGATATAGATAATATAGGATATGTCAAGAAGAATTGACAAAACATCAAAAATTACTTATTATATACTAAGGAGATATATGAATATGGATACTTTAATAGCTGAAAAAATGGCTTTAGAAGCTCAGTGGAACTTCATGTATACAAGCACAGGAATATATTCTATTGAGATGAAAGATATCGAAAAAAAAATTGATACGATTAAAGGACGTATGATTTTAAAAGATATAGCCTCAGCAAAAAATATTATGTAGCTTCACCAAAGTTTGAACCAAGTGCTACATCTACCACACTTGGAACATTGAGTTCCACGCAACCCTCCATCGCACTTTTGATTTTATCAACATCTTCTTCGAGCACATTAAAACAAAGTTCATCGTGTATTTGTAGTAAAGGCAAGTAACCAATTTCATTACATTTGACTAAGGCTTGTTTAGTTTGATCTGCGGCAGAGCCTTGAATTAATCTATTCAATGCCTTGTAAGTAAAAGCTCTTTTTATATTGTTACGACCATATTTAGCACTGGCATTTTCAAAAGTTTCTGGTGTGTGTATACCAAAATCTTTTGGCTCCCACATATCAAACCTACATTTACGACCTAATTTTGTTCTTATAGCACCCTCTTCATTAGCTTTCTTCATACATCTATCAGATAACATTTTTACAAAAGGTGCTCTTCTATTAAACTTTCCAATCAAAGCACTAGCCTCATCAAAACCAAGGCCAAGCATATTAGCTAATTTGTTTTTACCCATACCATACATCAAACCTAATCCAATTGTTTTTGCTTGCTTACGATCAATCCCAACTAAATCTGCCACAGTCTGATGAAAATCAGCATCTGCATTGGCATAAGCCTCAACCAATTCTTGTGACCCCTCATAGCCTTCTCCAATACTTGAGGCATAATGAACCACTAAACGTGGTTCTTGTTGTGAGTAATCAAAACTACCCCATCTGTAGCCTTCCTCTGGTAAAAACAAACCTCTAATCATAGGTCCAAACTCTTTATTGCGAGCTGGTAATTGTTGTAAGTTAGGATTTGACATACTTAATCTACCACTAACAGTACCTCCAAAATCATTACGAAGTTGTTGTATCTCTGCATGTATTCTACCTTTGTTTTCAAACTTCAGTATTGAATTAAGGAAAGTGTTTCTAAATTTATTTAATTCTCTAGCACTTACAATACACCTTGAAATCTCGTGTTCAGAATTAGATAACCAATTTTGTGTGAAACTAGGCTCACCTGATTTAGAGGTCTTTGGGTAATCAATACCTAATTTGTCAAAAGCAAAACCTATTTGCCTGGCTGCCCAAATATCAATGTCTTTACCAACAAGTTTTTTTATATTAAATAAGACTTGTTTTTCTTTTTCTGCAAATTGTTTTTGTAATATATTAGCTTTTTCTAAATCTACTCTAATCCCTCTTTTTCGCATATCAATTAAGATAGGTAATAAAGATTTTTCAAGTTGCCATACTGTGTGAAGATTCTGTTTATATATTTCGTGTTTAAATCTTTGCCATAACAAGTAAGTCAATCGTGCATCTTGCTCTGCATAAAAACCAACATGCTCTGCTGGTAACATCCACATCTCTTGTTTAGGATCTACACCGTGAGCTTGTGCGGCCTCTACCAAATCAGTTTCTGCTTTTAATTCTCCAATATAATCTTTTGCTAAAGAATTTAATTTATAAGTATATCTATTCTCATCAATTAGAGCACCAGCAACCATAGTATCAATAATTTCACCTTTGACATCGATACCATAAGCTTTCAGCCACCCTACATCATATTGAGCATTGTGAAAAATTTTAGCACAAGGTAAAGAACAAATGTCATGCATATATTTCAACACTTGCTCTTTAATTAAATTACCACCACCAAAATGACCAAAAGGATAGTAAGCCTGCCACCCCTCAGTAGCAACTGCAAAACCTATTATTTCACCAGCACCTGTAGCCCAACCAGCACCTAAACCTTGATTTATACCTTCGTCTTTGGTTTCTAAATCAATGGCAATTTCTTTTGCATCACTAAGATCTTTGTACTCACTAGGAGCACTCCACATATGCTTTTTAAAATTAAATGTTAATTGTAAACTAGTCATTATCTTTTGTAAAATTTACGAGTCGAGTGGAATACCATTGTAGTTTTTGATAATCTTGTGACTCTTTGCCTTTATGCTTTGCTCTCCAAGTGTATTTTATAATCTGTCCCTTAAGATATCCCAAGAACTCCTCTGTAGTCAAGGCGGCTTCAATTGCATCAATACATTCTATTTTACCTTTACGATAATGTGACGGAAAGTTAACTTCATCCATAATCATACTCCTGTAAATAAATTAAATAGTCTTTGCCAATAGGATAATTAAATTGATGATCTGTTGACAAGATATGCAAGGTATCTTTTGCACGAGTTACCGCAGTGTAATATACTCGTTTTTCATCTGATTTTTCATCTCTATTCTTTCTGTCAAAAGTTGAGGCATAGTTAGTCTTTGAGTATATAAGAACATTATTAGCCTCACCACCTTTTACTGAATGTATTGTATCAATAACTATATCAGGTTCGCTTGATAATTTTTTATGACCATAATTTTTGAGAAGCTGAACAAAATAGACAACTTGATTATCTTTAAAATTTCTTTTTAAAACTTCCCACCAAGTTTTTTTTAAGTAACTATCATCCATATCTAAACCTGCCCAATCTCGTAAATCCTTTAAACTAAACAATTGTGTTTCAGGAATAGTCTGCCAAAACTTTACTGTTCTAAAATCATAATCTTTTAATTCTCTTATATATTTATACATATTTTCTGCTGAATCACGAGTTATTTTTTTATTATTAGTGAGTGCAGTCCAAGCTCTGATTGCATCCCATTGTTTAGAATCAAAACTTTTTGTACCTTTATTATCAGAAAAATATAAACCAGCATCTTTCGCGGCCATTCTTAATTCATTGACTGTTGAACGCACTCTACCCAAAATATACCAAGTGCCATCTAATTTATGAAAAGGCACTTCATTAAATTTTAAATATCTATTTACAGTACCTTTTTTTGGTAAACATTCATAATCTTTGCGAACACTATCAAAAATACCTTGTCGTATTATCTGAGAAAATTTATAAATTTGTTCACCAAAACGCCTAGTTTGTCGAAGTATAACTTTGCGACCAGGAAAATAAGTAGTAAAATATTTTGGATCTGCACCATTCCATTTGTAAATACCTTGATCATCATCACCAGCTAGATATATACGTTCAACTTTATCAGACATCTTATAAATTACAGACCATTGTAAGGGTGTAAAATCTTGAGCTTCGTCTAAAATTAAAACTTTGAGCGGAGGGAAATCTACTTCATCTATCGCTCTTTCAATCATATCTGTAAAATCAATAAAGGAATCTTTCTTATAGTGTTCATATGTATCAACTTTTCTTAAAAATATATCAAGTGAATCTCGTTTATAGCTTTCATTTTTATATACCAATCGAGGTTCTTGGAGCGTGTTTCGTGCTTTATCATACACACCTAATGACCAATCCTTATATTGAAAATTATCGTCAGATAAACGATTGTCTGAAGTTTTAATAATCTTAGCTTGCAAGGCATAGTCAAGCATACAATCTTTTGGATCAAAAACCTCTTCCTCAAAATATCTCCTACAATACTTATGTAATGTTTTAAATCTTTGAAAATCATCTGTTGTATATTGTGTAAATGTAGACAAGGCTCTATCACGAGCTGTATCAACTGCTTTATTTGTAAAAGATATAAAGGCAATATCTTTAGGATGAGTGCCCTTTGCTAAATGTTTTTTCAATACTCTTTCAATAAGGGTGTGTGTTTTACCCGTACCAGGAGGGCCGAAAATTTTAATTGTCTTTCTGTACAGACTCTTTTGTTTTTGAATTCCTGAATTTATCATGATACCTTTCATCCATTTCACTTTCATCTTTTTCTACTTTTTTCTTGATACTTTGATGACTTACAAAGTTAGGCATCTCAACATACCATACATTTTTCTCACCTTCTTTGTAGTCTGCTCTATCACAACCTAACATACGTAGTGCATCTGTCGTAGTGTTAAAGGTGCGAGCTGCATTTTTTTTTAAGAAACGATCCAAAGTTAATTTCTTAAAATAACAAATATTTGTTTTAGAATCTAAAACCACATAACCATCCTTTAATTTTTCAAACTTATCTTGTTCAATGTGTGATTCAAAAAAGTCTTTAAGTACAGAATACCGCTCTTCTTCAACAGTGTCTTTATACTG